CTTCTCCATCTACGGTTCCTGATATATCATAAGAGTCGCAACCAAACGCTCCCATGTGTTCATTACCAGGATATTTAATACCATTTTTAAGTACCACTCTATTTTGCAATTGCTGGGGTGGAACCCAACTAACTTTAAACCTACCTTTTGGATCTGGGTAGAATATAACTTGAGAATCTTTAACTCCATTAACCCACTGAAAATTACCTGTTGTAACTCCTAATGTTCTAGACATTTCTTCGTTATAGTCTATTTGCTCATATATTTTTACTAAATTAAATATACTATTTTTTGTTTCATCTCTAAATGCATGTTCTTCAGTACGCGGAAACTGTCTATAAAATTCATTTAAAGCATCTTGATCGTCTTTTAAACCATCAGCTTCATTTTGCCAATTATCTATTACGCCTATATCTATTAGTTCACCGTCTGGGGCAAACACATCTGCGTCAGGAGTAGTGAATACTGGAACTCCGTACTCATCAATAAATCCTTCGTAGTTCCATTCCATTGGGATAAACAAAGAATATAAACCAGATTTTGTCTGGCCATTTCTATTTCTTTTAGTGACATCTGATGCATTATACAATTTTTTAAAATTATCTCCACCTTTGTCTAGGGCGTTGGAAGTTGAACCCATCATACATTTACCAATAATTCTACTACCTAATCTTAAACAAGTTTTTGTAACCCTCCAGTTGTTTAATATATTATCAGGTCTTTCCCATTTACCACTTTCATCGTGTACTAATAATGCGAGTTTTTCACCATCATAACTATTATCACCTGTATTCTTCCAATCAATAGTTGTGTCTAAACCTTGTATATCTTCTATTTGTTCGTTAGCTATTATTTTTTTTCTTGTAAACTTACTAGCTGGTACTCTATATGCAAGCTCTGATTTTGGCCTGTCCATACCATCTTGTATTGGTTTAAAGAAAAAAGGATAGTTAATACTAATAGGTACTACTTTATCTGTAAACATTTTTTTAGCATCAGCACCTGTTTTAGAAAGTATCCCATATCTACTATCACTTGATATAGTGGCTAAATTAACTGTTTCTGCAGATGACATAAACGAAAACCCTGAACGTCTGTTTTTTAAGTAACACATACCATAGCATCTTTTGTCTGCTTTACATGCTTCCCAAAATATAAAAAATAATCTATTTGCTTCTCTAAAGTCAGGTGCGCCTACATCTATTTTACTCCATTGTAAATACATATAGTGAGCACCCGTTATGTACGTTGGTTTTTTATTATTCATAAACCAAAAGCCTTCATCTCTTCTTTTAAACTCTTCGTCTATATAATCAAACCATTGTTCTTTTGATTCTTCAGGATAATTTCTCCAATCAAATATATTTTTTAACTTACTTAATTCTTTAGGGTATTCTTGTTTGACCCACTTATTTAGCTCATGTGTATACACTTGCACTGGTCGTTTTGGCAGTGCGATACGCAAATTTTGTATTTCAACCACTTCACCAATTTGCCCAGTTTTAGAGATAACCACGATGTCATGTTCTTTATCATGTCCATATTTCCATTTTTTAGATTTATTAAGCCTACTAATAGTAGTCTTTTTAATAGGTTCTATTATTTTAACTAAACTTTGTTCGTACATTATTTTGATCTTCCTTCTGCGAATCCTTTAAAAACTTTTGTTTTTTTATCTTCAGAAGATTTACCTTCAAGTATATTTTCTTCTTCTTGGATTCTGTTAAGTATTTCAAACGCATCAAATATAGCTAACTTTTTAGTAGCTGCTGCGTTTTTTAATCTATCAGCTGATACATCGTCTTCTGTATTAGTAATAATTTTTTCTTCAGCTACTTTAATTAACTCTTCTACGGCTTTACGACCAGCTCGGATTATACTCTTTTTCGTTTCCTTGATATTCATATTTAATTGTAATAAATTTAGATAAAACTCTATATAGTCTTTCACCATCAACTATAAACTCGTATTCACTATTTGGCGTAAAACCTACTAGATCATTAACATCAACACTACCATCTGAATATTTAACAATACCTTGTAATGGCTTTTCTTTATTAACATTAAATTTATCTACAGCTTTTAAAGGTTTTATAAAACAATAACCTTTTGGAGCTAACCACTTATTATTTTTTTTGTATAAAAATATTTGATCGTAGTTTACAAAATAAGTTTTTTCGTTAAAATAGCTTTTACTATTTTTTTCTATACCTTTAACGTTATGCCATCTTCTAAATACGTTATGATGAAGTATAACAGTATCACCTGGCTCTATATCTGTATTACCAATAATAGGTTTTGATACAACTGTAGCTTCTCTGTTTATATATTGGTGGTTAAAAATTTCAGTATTAAGTATCAACTCTGAATCACCAACTTTCTTTTTATTGTTATATCTTTCTCCTTTTGGCGTTACAACGAAGTTGTAAACACTTTTCATTAGTATTCTAGATTATATTCTACAGACACCGCCATGTTTTTGTTAAAGTCTTTCCATGGTAGAACATCTTTATTTTTTTTAATATAAATAGAATACTTGTCTTCTTCTTCTAATATATCACAAATAGTATGACCACCATATACTTCTTGTCCTACAGCATAGTGCATAGCGTCGTTCTTATAATCTTTACCTACACTAATCTTTCTTATTAACTTCGCCATTTTCTGTATAATTTATAGTACCATTTTCTATGTTAATATCATAAGTACCGTATTGTTTTTCAAATTCATCTTGTAACAAAGTTAAAGCGTCTCTTGATGTTGCTACTCTATGCATCAATTCATGTTTTCTTAATTCCATTGATCCTATTTCTAGCTGCGATCTATTAATTATATTTACTGTATCTTGAACTTTTTTTAGTTGTTCTTCAGTAATTTTTTCTGCTTTTAGATTTAAGTCTACTAATTTTTCTTTTTTTGTTTTTGTCATTTTATTTAATTTAATTTAATTATTTATTATTCAACTTCTAATTCCCAGTCTGTACTTGTTATTATACTATTTATACCTTCTTTATTGTACTCTGTTTTACCATTTAAAAAACTAGGTGTACTACCAAAAAAAGATACTAAAGCTAAAGATCCATCTAAAGATCTTCTAACTGTATTTTCAGAATCTTGCTCTACTAAGCTATAATCAACGCTTGAAAGCTCACTTGTATTTATTATTACGTATTTTTTCATATTAACTAAATGCTCCGTTATGTTCAACTACTGTAGGTGCGTTTACATAAGTAGAATCATCACCCGCTTCGTTTATACAAACAAAACCTGATTTTTCTTCAAACCTATGATACATTATTAAATTGGTATTATCAACGTTAGAACCACTTGCTAAATCTAAACCACCTACACCAGCGTTATATATTGTTGTTACTTCTGAACTTGAAAGTACTCTACCGTACATAACTAATTGATCTATATCACCATCCCAAAAATTTGTACTACTTTGTTGTAGTATTTCAAGAGTATCAAAAGTTTCATTAATAGTAGCGGTTTGTGCTACGTTATTTTCACTAGCATTTACAACTGATCCGTTAACATATAAAATTACTTTTTCACTAGTGTAACCAACTGTACCAACTAAATGAACCCAACCATGATTAGCTTGTCCTGCTTCAAAAAAACCATTATTACCACTTTTAGCAACTTTATTAGTACCACCAAATTTAGCAGCAAATCTAAACTCTTGATCTGCGTTGTGATAAAACATTTGAATTAAATTGTTAGTACTAGCTGAAAATTTTAATAAATGCTTAGAAGCGGTAACGCTATCAAGTTTAACCCACAAAGAAAAAGTAAACTCACAAGTAGTGTCGTTAACACGATTAGCTAAAGCAGTTATTGTGTTTGCGTGCGCTGTTATTTTTTGATCTGAGCCATCAAACCTATAAAAAGTTTGATTGTGCATATCTGTTATTGTTGGTGAAATACCTGATCCTATACTTAACATTATGCTCTATTTCTATAATCTGGTCTTGGTGCTACATAAACAACTGCAGAACCTGAGTGTAATTCTACATTATCCCACATACCATAAATAGTAACGCCTTTTGGAAATACATCTGATGTAGTTATTGGATCTGCATCTTCATTAGTCTCGTTTGTAGTATCTGCAGCGGCAGCGTTCCAATGACTGTCTATTGCCAATACATCAGTACCTACAAAAGCGGTATCACCCATACCCATGTTAACACCACCGTCAAGAGATTCTAATTTGTCAAAAGCGACGTCTGTTACCATTGTAATAGCACAAACATAATACTTGGCAGTAGATGCAGTTAAAAGAAGCTTAGCTCCATCACCTTTTAAAAATGTAGATCCAAATTGACCAAAGCTATAGGCTACATTTGTTGAATTTTGTCCCATAATTTATTTTTTTACTTTTTCAAATGATCGACCACCAAAATAAGCACCGATCACTGTTATTAATACTAATTGAAGTAAATCAACCCAAGATGACTTAACTTCAAACTTTAATGCACCAGCGTCTATAAATATTAATAGCATGGTGCATACTATTAAAAATATTAATACCATTGGCCTAACATTTTTACTAAGCCAAGAGTCTGATTTTAAATCTGCTTCCCAACGTGCTGTAATGTTTTTTTCCATTTCAACCTCGTAGTTAGCTATTAATTCTTTTATTTTTCTTTCTGCTTCTAGTTTTTCTTCAGCCGATGTATGTAAATTATCTATAACACCACCCACGCCTTTTACTAGATCAGCGGCTCCACCGCTAAATATTTTACTTAACATAATTTAATTTTATTTATTAAATAATGGATTTATAGATTTACGATTTTTCATACGTTTTATATATTCAGGATCTTTCTTAGCCTTTTCTATTTTATTTAAACTTTTTTGAATTTCTATAAATCTTTTTTCCTCAGCTGCTTTTCTACCGCTTTTTTCATAAATTTTACGTTCTAATTTATCTTGTCTATTTGACACTCTAACAGCTTTACGTCCAGCGCGTTTTTGTTTTTTACTTGGATCTTGACCTCCTTCTTTTCTTTTCTCTCTTAATTTTTTGTACTTTCCGGTAAGTTTTTTTACTTTATCTTCCTTTTTTTTAACTTTCTTTTTACTCCAATTCTTTTTATTAAATGGAGGTTTTTTATTAATTCCTTTAGCTCTTATTATATCAGCTTCACGATCAAGCGTTGCTATAGTCTTTTTTAACTCTTTTCTTCTTTTATTAGCTTCTGGACTATTATCTCCTTCTAAATCCATTAGTTCATTTTGCTCTAAAACACCAGCTCTTTCATCATAATCAGCTAGTCTTTCTCTTCTGTTTTTACCTTTATAAACATAAGTACCTTCTCTTTCTCCTTTTATTAAGTCTATATTTTTTTTAGTTTCTGGTCCTTGTGCTTTACCGTCTTTTTTTTGTTTAGCCGGAGAACTTTTAAATCCGGAAAACCCTTTCATTTTAAATGCCATATTGTTATTTTTTTGCGAATTTTTCTAAACCACTTATACCAAAGCAACCAAGCACCACAAGTACAAACGAATCATATACAAATTCATTAATTATTAAATCTTTACCTATATAACCAGTAACAAGGTCTGCTATCATAATCACACACATTATTGCAAATGCAATAAATCCTACAATAGATTTTTCGTTCCAGTCATTATTGTCTTTAAACACTTCCATGATCATTTCCATTATTTGCGTCGTTTTCCCATGGAAAACCTTCATCACCAGCTTCTTTAGCTACACCATTTACTATAATCATATCTTTACCATCTATCGTTGTTCTTAAAAACTTTTCTCCATTATACATAATATAATTATCTGTGTAAGCTAACTTACCTAATCTCATATCTGTAGAGTGACGCATTTCGTGATTTATAACTTGTTTTTCTTCATAGCTACCAGGCGTTATCTTATCACTAATAAATATACTTCCATCCATATTAGCTTCACCAAGCACGCCATCTGCTAAAGGTTTTCTAATAATAGGTGTACCAGGTATGGATATATCACTATCTCCAGCTTGTTTACCAAAACGCATTTTTGTTTTAATTTCACCGTTAACAGCATAATTACCTCTATTTGTCCCTAGTTTAAATCCCATTATCTATCTTTATCTTTTATCATATCATCTATAGCTTTATTGTAAACTTTATCTGTATATG